TGTGTAGATTTTGGTTTCTGTAGTTTTATCATGTCTGCAAAAAGAGACTCAGTTTGTGACCCTCCTCCGTACCCTATACCAGAACCGCCTCCGCTGCCTCCTCCTGAGCCGCCATCGCCATTTCCATCGCCATTTCCATTGCCATTTCCATCGCCATCATCAACACAGACACCTTCAGAGTTCTTGCTTTGTCCTGTTGGACACTCTCCAGTCCCGTCAGTAATAGCAACACAGACACCTTCAGCATTCTTTTCTTGCCCTTCAGGACACTCTCCAACTACGGGTTCTTCAGTAATAGCAACACAGACACCTTCAGCGTTCTTTTCTTGCCCTTCAGGACACTTTCCAACTACAGGGTTTTTAGTAACAACACAAACACCTTCAGAGTTCTTTTCTTGCCCTTCAGGACACTCACCAACTACGGGTTCTTCTACTTCTACTTTAATAACACAAACACCTTCAGAGTTCTTTTCTTGCCCTGTAGGACAGTCTTCTTCAGGTACTTCTACTTTAATAAGTACACAAGCTCCAGTAGCATCTTTTACAAACCCCGCAGGACATTCTACTTCTTCTACTATTTCTTTATTTCTTTCGTATTCGTCCATCTCTTCAGCAGTAACAATGCCATCGTTGTTAGCGTCTAAAGTATTAAAATCAGCTTCTAACCAAAAATCACCAAAGCTATCAAAAAAAGCATCCTTGTCATACCCAAAAGACTCTCCTTCTGCTCTGTTGTCGTCGTCAAACTTATCATCACCATCTTCGTCTTTAAAATCAGCAGCGGCTTGAGCACCTACTTCAGCAGCGGCGGCGGCGTCTGCTCCACCCATAACAGCATCGTAAGCAGCTTGAGCAGCAGCAGAGGAAGCAGCAGCACTAGCGCCAGCAGCTTCAGCAGCAGAGGCAGCAGCTTGAGCAGCGGAAGCAGCAGCTTCAGCAGGGTCTTTAGTTTCTTCAGGCAGCGTAGGAGGCTTTATATCAGGGTCAAAGTCAAACTCGTTTTCAATACCTTCTTTGTCTAAGTCACCTAGTCCTATATTTTGAGATACTGTAGAGCCTCCAGTAAGAAGACCTGAAGGAACTAACTCATCATCGCCTCCTAGTGATGAAATAGCAACACCACCAATATTTTTAAGCAGGTCAGCATTATCTTTAGCAAGATCAATAAGGTAAGCTGCTGAGTTTTTATAAGTATTAATAGCTGCATCAGCAACTGCTTGAAGATCATAGGCGGTTGAAAGATTTTTAGTTAACGTGCCTGAGTCAAAAGCAGCTTTGACTGCTGCATCTCCTATTGCTGTTGAGCGGGAAGCAACAGTAGAAGTAGTGTCTACAGCACTTGTAACGGTTTCAGCGCCTGTTAAAGAAACAGCATCTCCTGACGCTATTATCTCATCTACGCTTCTAGATGGTGTTCCTTCAGTGCCTGTAGGCGTTACTGGTTTGTTTAATTGAGAAAGCTGGTACGCTCCTTGTGCTAAGTTTAACCAGTCTGCTGTGTGTAAAGTTTCTCCAGCTAGGCCTGCTGTTGCTGACATTATTGCTTCAGACGCACCACCAGTAAAAGCAGCAAGAGCCGTTCTAAGGTAAGGATTAATAAAGTCAAACATACCTCCGTCAGGCACAGCTATAGAAGAGTAAGTGCCTACTGGGCCATAAGTTTGATAAGTAACGTCACTGCCTTCTTTGGCTATACCTGCTAACGAACCTACTGTTCCTGTGTTAAGGTAAACTCTCTGACCGTCAACATCTTTATACAAAGGAATATTGTTATCATTAACAAAGTCAATAATGTTGTTGTCTACAGACTCTGTGTAGTAGTCTTTAACATTCTTATCGTCTCTCCTAAGTTTGTTAATATCTTTATTTTTGATACCACTGTAATCGCCAGATTCTGTAGCCGCTAAACCTAAAGCTCTACCTTGTCCTTGTTGTTGTTTAACAAAGTCGCTTAAACCTGCTAAAGCAAGGTCAGCATCCTCAAAAGAACCTGCTTCTGTTAAAGTAAGCCCAGTTGGTCTAGCAGAGCCTCTGACAGCAAAACTGTCTTGCGCTAGGCTAAGAGAAGTGTCGTCAAAGACATCTGTTTCATCAAAATCACTTGCAAAAGCATCAGCCATATTATTTCTCTCTTTGAACGCCTTTAGTCTTCTCTACTGTACGCATAGCGCCTAAGCCTAACATACCCATTAAGACGGTAGTTAACAAAGAGCTATCAACAGGAGGAACAGTAAACCAGATACTTAGAATAGGAGATAGGATAGTAGAGTACACAAGAGCGAAGCAGCATGACCATCCAACAGCAGGTCTCCATCCAGCTACAAACAGATTCTTGTGTGCCGCTTCTACCTTGTTGACCTCTAGCTGCCCCTTAGCAAGTTCTTGAGCGTGTGACTCCGCTAGAGTCGCTAGTTTAAAGGCTATTGCGTTCTTTTCGTCTTTGTCCTCAATGACTTTATCTAGTAGCTGTGTCACGGGAGCTATCAAACTCGCTAAAATACTCATATATTATACACTATTTTTGGTTAAAAGTCAAGACCTGTGGAATAGTTTTTTTACAGTGTCAGTTTCCCATATACGGATACCTAGCCACACTATAGTAAATATAGAGGCCGTAGGTGGAAGCCAAGCTGCTAAAGCAAGAACACCTGTAGAGGCAGCAGCTAAGTCAATAACATCCTTACCTGTATCAAGCATAGTTAAGTCCTGCTGTGATTGCAGCGTTAAGAGGTGTCATGTCCTCTGTAGTCCAGAAGTCTTTGGCTATCATAATCTGTAGATGTTGTACGTTACGGTCTACAGTAGCGGCAGGCTCGTAGTGGCTAGAGTCATCAGCAACAATAGCATTGATAAGGTCTACACTGGATAAGCACCAGAGATACTGCTGTGCTGGGGTTGCGTCTTGATGGCTCATTAGTTATTCTCCAGTTCTGTTACACGCGCTGAAAGCTCTTGTATGGCCTTCACAAGGATAGGGATAAGATTACCTGCCGTAGCCTCTAGCTTCTCAGGGTTAGACTCATAGACTAAGTTAAGCTTGTTCTTGTCTGCTCCAGCAGCCTCTAGCAACTCTTGTGCAATAAAGCCCTGCTCTACCTTACCGTCCTTAGAACTACCATCACGAGTAGCCCATGTAAACTGACGTGGTTGTAGCGTGTTAAGAAAGTCTACACCGTAAGATGTGTCAACAATGTTAGTCTTGTCTCTAGCGTCTGACAACGAAGAGATACTCTGTACGTTACAACGTAAAGCAGCACTATTGGCATTACCTAAAGTAATTTCATGACTTACAGTAGCAGCAGAAGCCAAGGAGTTTTGACCTACATTAACATTACCTTGTCCTGTAGTGACGTTAGCACCTGCTGAGTCACCTAGAAAAGTATTACTAAAGGCCGTTGTTGCAGCGTTGCCAGCAATAAAACCAATAGCAGTGTTGAAGTTACCAAGACATTTATTAAGAGCATTCTTACCTATTGCTGTGTTACCTGTTCCTGATACATCATCTCTAAGAGCCTCATTCCCTAACGCTGTATTGCTAACGCCTGTAGTAACAGTCTTACCCGTTTGTGAACCAATAAAAGTATTAGAAACGCCAGTCGTTAGAGCCACACCAGCGTTAGCACCTAGTGTTACATTATTAGATGCTGTAGGGTTGTTAATAGCAAAGTTAACAGTAGATACAATAGCAACAGGAGCAGAGCCGTTAAAGTTAACTGTTCCTGTAACACCACCACTTAAAGAAATAGCCCTAGCAGTTGTCAGCGCATCAGCAGTAGCAACAGAAGTAGGTGCTATCTCAATAACAACACCACTAGAGTTTTTAGTATAAAGTTTCTTGTCTGTGACGTTGACAGCCAGCTCACCTTGAGTTAAAGCTCCAGCAGAAGGTACAGCATTTGCAGTGCTTGAGTTCTTTGTAATAATTGTAGTCATTTTACTGACCTCCAGTAATTAAGATATATAGTCCAATTCCTACAATGATTAGTAAGACTGTCCCTAAGATTGTTTTGACTGCTTCTGTTGCTTTAGTCTGCTTGCGTAGCTTAGCTAGTCGTTGTTTCTCTAGCTTGTGCTTGTGTTCCATTAGAGACTTGTGTTGTATGTGTAACATGTCACGCCACACTTCTCTAGGGGTTATCTTCTTGAGTTCCTTCTCACGCTCTCTAATGGCGTTCTTAGCCCATGCAAGCTCTAAGGCTTCCTCCTGTGTCAGTACATGATCACCCTGCTTAGAAGCCTCCTCAATCGTTTCTACGGCTACCTTGCTTTCCGTAAGACTTGTAAAAATACCAGCAAGGTCTGACAAGTTTGACCCAGACTCCTTCACAGTCTTTATGCCTGCGTTCAGAGTCTTGAGTACACCAACTACTGCTGAGATTTCTACAATCATATTAGCTACCTAAAGTTGGACGTGTGTTAGGGAAGTCTCCAGTGGACGGCCAGTTACGCAATGCAGTCCTATACGTCAGGATGTTGTCACGGTTCGGCCAGTCAGGCGTTTGTGAAGCTATGTCTGAAGATGACAGTTCTGCGTCACGCCACATACGTCCAGCTTCTTCTG